GTGTCTTATCGGACATGTTGCTTGTAGAGATTGTCCATTCTCTATTTGTGGCCATCTTTGTTCCAGAGATGTAGAACGGTGCTGGTATGTAAATCTTTCCATCCAGTGGAGGATTCGCCACCAATAACGGTGTCACATTAATGTACTGATCCTCGACCACTTCCGTAATCGTATAAATGTTGTCAGACTCGTCACTGACTTTCTTGCCTACTCTGATCCACTTGGTGTCACAGATATAGGTTCGCTTGTCAGTTGCGTTATATTTACCCTCCACCGTATTATCGATTTGAGAGACTAATGCTCTCACTACGTTTGTGATCTCAGTTG